CCGACACTGCGCCGGCCGGGGTATTCGAGAAAAAACTCAAGTACGCGCGAGGCGTGCGGGACGGGCGCATTGTAGCTAAGCATTTTCTGCCGGTGATCTACGAGCACCCGCCAGAGATGGTGAAGGACAAGTCGTATCTCGCGCGCGAAAACTGGGCGTTGACTAACCCTAACTTGGGCGCGTCGGTCGACGAAGAGTTTCTGTCGCAGAAGCTAAGCGAGGCTGAGGAAAACGGCCCCGAGTCGCTTCTCGGATTCGTGTCCAAGCATTTCAATATCGAAATCGGCGTGGCGCTGCGATCCGATAACTGGACAGGCGCCATGTTCTGGGAGCGGCAAGCAATTACGGGTGGATTGACACTCGAAGCTCTGCTAGAGCGTTCTGATGTTGCTACGGCTGGCATTGACTTCGGACTTACGGACGACTGGTTAGGGCTCGCAATTATTGGGAGGGACAAGGAGACAGGATGGTGGTTGCATTGGGCGCATGCCTGGTGTGCCCCGATCGCGTTTGAGCGGCGTAAATCAGAGGCCGCGAGATGGCACGACTTCGTGCGCGACGGTGATTTGACTGTTGTCGAGCGATCTGGACAAGAAGTGCAGAAAATTATCGATACCATTATGTACTGCGAGGAGTCTGGAATTCTTGGTGATATAGGCGTAGACCGGCACAAAATCGTAGAGATTTACGACGGACTTGTTCTTGCGGGCATAGCGGCCGAACGAATCGTCGCAATAAGCCAGGGCTGGCAGTTGATCGGAGCAATCGCAACTACAGAGCGCAGGCTAGCCGCAGGGACCTTTCATCACGGCGGAACAAAAATGATGGCGTACTGCGTAGGTAACGCAAAGGTGATGGTCAAGGGGAACAACATCATCATAACGAAAGAAATCGCCGGTGCCGCTAAGATCGACCCGCTTATGGCAACCTTCGACGCCGCAGAATTGATGGCGCGCAATCCTGAGGCTCAGGGAAAATCATTTTGGGATACCACGTCGAATGCGCGATCGCCTGACAAAGTTGCTGCCTGACCTCTTGCTGGTGATGGGCGCGGGCGCTGTGACGTATGGCTGTTGGCTCGCGTATGCGCCTGCAGGCTATGTCATCGGCGGCGCGTTGGCGGTTGCGCAAGGATTGGCGCTGGCTAGGGCGCACGCATAATGCTGGCCGAGGCATTCGCTCGCAAGGCGCTGAGCACCTACGACGTATTTCGGGACATCCTACCGCCGAAGTCATCGGCGAGCGGGAAGGCGATCACCAAGACGACGGCGCTGGAAGTCGCGGCGGTGTTCGCATGCTTGCGTGTGCGGGCGAATGGCGTTGCGCAGGTGCCGCTCAAGATCATGCGCGAGAGCGGGGATGGACGGACGCGCCTGCCTGCGAAAGAGCATCCTCTGTATGCGCTTCTGTCGACTAGACCGAACGGGTGGCAGACATCGTTTGAATATCTCGAAACGTTGTCCTTGCATCTGGATCTATGCGGGCAGCATTACTCGTTCATCAATCGATCGAGCCGCGGCGATGTGCTGGAGTTGATCCCGCTGGAGCCGGGGTCCGTAACCGTAGATCGTGCGGACGATTACACGCTGACCTACCAGGTGCGTGCACAGAATGGCGGTGTGCGGCCATTCCCTGCGTCGACAATCTGGCACGTGCGCGGGCCATCGTGGAATAGCTGGATGGGTCTCGAGTGTGTGCAGCTCGCGCGCGAGGCGATCGGCCTATCGATGGCTCTGGAAGAGCAGCAAGCTCGGATGCAGAAGAACGGCGTGCGCGCTTCTGGGACGTACAGCATCGAAGGCTCATTGAAGTCTGATCAGTTCGCCGCCCTGAAAAAGTGGGTCATGGAAAACAACAGCGGCGCTGAGATCGGCGCCCCGCTGATCCTGGACCGTGGCGCGAAGTGGTTTCAGAACAGCCTGTCTGGAGTCGACGCTGAGACGCTGGACACGAGACGATATCAGGTCGAGGAAATCTGCCGGCACTTCCAGGTTAACCCGATCATGATTTTCGCCGAGAGCAAGAACACGACCTATGCCAGCGCTGAACAAATGTTTCTTGCGCACGTGGTGCATACGCTCGCTCCGACGTATCGTCGGATCGAGCAATCTATCGATGCGAATCTGTTGCGAGCCGATGAACGCAAGGCGGGACTGTATGCGAACTTCGTTGATGCCGGGCTCTTGCGCGGATCGATCACGACGCAGAAGGATGTGATTCTTGGATACGTCAACGGTGGCGTCATGAAGACGAACGAGGGACGCGCGCTGCTTGATATGAACCCGGATGATGACCCAGCGAGCGACAAGCTCCGCGTCCCAGCGAACATCGTTGGCAGCGTGAAGCCTGCTGAGTCGGAGCCTGCCGACGGCGAAGAGGATCGCCAGGAATGGTCGGTCACGCCACTAAAGGCGATGCCGTCGATCGCGTCTATTCCGCTGATGGCTGGCGCGTTCTATTTCCTCCGGCACGCGGAATCTAGCGCGCTTGATACTTTGACCGAGACGGGCGCGGAGCAAGCGGCAGCAGCGGCGCAGAAACTCGGGGGCGCCGGCGTCACGGCGATCTATAGCAGCAACCTCGGGCGTGCACGCGATACTGCGGAGGCGATCGGCCGCGCGCTAGGCGTGCAGGTGACCGTGATTGCGGGGCTGGCTGAACGTCAGTTCGCGGAGCCGTGGGCATCGTTCAGCGACCGTACCGGGCAGGCACTCGCGCAGATACCGGCTGAGGGATTGCCGCTCATTGTCGCGCATGCGGGAACCTATCGCTGGCTCTCGGCGCTTGTCGGTAACGCATCGAGCGCGGAGTCAGTGACCAACGGCGTGCCGATATTGTTTTCTCCAAAAGCAGGAGTTCAAGCATGAACGCATTGAAGACCATCGCAACTTCAGATAGCGAGATCCGCGTCGGCAATTACCTGGTTCTGTTCGGTGGCCGCGACCTAGCTGGCGAGTACTTCACCAAGAACACGCACTTCGACAGCAACTATACGGACCTCGGCATTCTGTACGAAGACTTCGAGCACGGCGTAGACACTGACGACACGGGCAACGATGAAGACAACGTGCTCGGCATCGCTGACTGGAAATCTGCGAAGGTCGATGATAACGGAATCTTCGTTGAGCGCATTCTGAATCGCCGCTCGGAATATATGCAGTATCTGATGCAGCTTATTGACATGGGCGTGATGGGGACTTCAAGCGCTGCCATACGTGGAGCGGTTCGTAAGAAGAGCAGCGGGGAAATCGTGGAGTGGCCATTGATGCGCGACTCGCTCACAGTCACGCCGATGGAGCCGCGTATGGTAACCGGTAATATCCTGACTGCTGTCAAGGCGCTATCCGAGGCGTTCCCGAATTCCAAATCGATCGGGCGCATTATCTCTCGGGGTGCGGCGAAGTCGGTTATCGAATCGATCGGATCATTAAGCGACATGGAGAGCTACCTTCGAGATGTCGGTGGTCTCAGTCGCTCGGAAGCGAAGACGTTGTTGGCACAGATGAAGACCCTTGGTCGGCGTGACGCTGACGAGGGAGGCTTGCAGGACATCGCGGACGCGCTCAAGCGCCGAAGCGAGAAGCAGCTTGCGCAGCGAGACGCTGATGCGGCATTGGCACAGATTGCCGAGGCGCTCAAACGTCGAGGCGCAGCGTTGGCCGCGTAGGCTGACATCACCAGCAAAGGACATCATCATGGAAGTTAAAGACATTGCGGCCCTGATCGAGGATCAGGGGAAAGCGTGGGACGAGTACAAGAGGGCCAACGACGCGCGGCTTGCGGCGATGGAGTCGAAAGGCTATGCGCCGGCAGAGCTGACAGAGACGGTCGAGAAAATCGACAAGCACTTGGCCGACCTCGGAAAGCAGGTGACCGAGGTTGAGAAAAAGGCGGGACGCATCGGCTCAGAGAATCAAGACTCAACGCCAGAGCAAGACGAATACCGCAAGGCGTTCAAACTCTACATGCGCACTGGCGAGGTCGATGCGCGCGCACTCAAGGACCTTGGTCGGAAGGCAATGAATACGTCATCTGATCCGGACGGCGGTTATCTCGTGCTGCCTGAGATGGACATGGCCATTGACCGCGTTGTCGAGACGATGGGCGGGCTCGCGAACCTTGCGGACACTGTCACGATCGGAACTAAGACGTGGGAGAAGCTGGTTAAGGTTTCTGGTATGGCGATGCGTCGCGTATCGGAAGGCGGGACTGGCGGTGAGACGACCGAGCCGACGTACTCCAAGGTTCGCATCGACGTGCACACGGCGGAAGTTGAACCGTGGGTTTTCAACGAAACGCTCGAAGATTCGAGGGTCAACCTTGAGACCGATTTAGCCAACGAAGCAGCGATTGGATTTGCAGAAGGCGCGAATGCCGAATACATATCCGGCGCTGGCGTGAACGGTGCGCGCGGCATCATCGCTCACGACAACGTGCACAACTCTTCGTGGGAGTGGGGCAAGATCGGGTTCATCCGCTCCGGCAAATCCGCGGCGTTTATGTCGGTCGCTCCTGCGGATCGTCTCATTGATCTACAGCACGCGCTCAAATCGCAGTACCGTGCTGGCGCGCAATGGCTCACGAACGATACGACGCTCGGAATCATGCGGCAGATGAAGGACGGCAGCGGCGCGTATTACCTCTGGAATCCAGATCCTGCCGGCGGCTTCGGCGGGCGGTTTCTGGGATCGCCAGTGACCGTCGACGACAACATGCCGGCGCTCGGTGCGGGATCCTACTCGCTAGCGTTCGGGAACTGGATGCGCGCGTACAAGATCGTCAACCGCTCGGGCACTACTCTGATTCGCGATAACCTTACGGCTAAGGGGCAAACTAAGTTCAATTTCCGTAGGCGCTTCGGCGGGGCCATCGTAAATTATGAGGCAGCGAAACTCATGATTATGACTACAGGGGCCGCGTGATACTTGTGGTGTTAACAACTTAAATGCTGCTATCATGTGAATGTCTAAGGAGGCGCTCACATGAAGCGGCCAGGCAAGAAGCTTCCGGCAAATTCCCTCGGAAGATGCAAGATCGATGGATGCGGTAAACGAGCGGTGGCATTTCACGTATGCT